GGATGGAGCGACACCCGGACCTTGCGGCCTCCAGAGAACACGTCCACCGTGCCGTCATCGTTGTAATCAATGAACGTGCCATAGGCGGCCGGGGGCTGACTGAGCTTTTCGACCTCGTCACGAAGCCTAGAAATCTCTTCTTCACGTTCCTTACGCTGCTTGATAAGCTGGCGAATACGCTTTTGAGCGCCGCGAGTTTCGATGCCTTCCAGTTCCTTAGCTTCTGGATTAGGCTGGGCTTCTGATTGATTTCCAACTGCTGATGTGTCATTATTGGACCTTGTATCCGAAGATTCCTCAGTTCGTGTCGTTTCAATGTTCGCTTCAGGAGCAGTCTGGGCTTTCTTTTGCTCATTAGACTTGTCTTCCTGACCTTCGATTTCAAACTCTACCTTCTTGCCCGCACCATCCGCAGACAGATCAATAGTTGACCAACCATTGTCAACCTTGTCATTAGCCATTTTGTTTCCTTTCAAACACGCGCTAGTTACGAAACTAACGATTACGTTGAGATGGGTTACATAGTAACATACTAGATGTTGCTATGCAAAACCCGCTAGTTAAACTATTAGTTGGAGAGATTATACGTCGTATCTAGATCCTTTGGATTGTCAAGCTTCATGATGATCTGGTCATCGTAGACTAGAAGAAGCTTTACACCCTTGAATACAAACTTCTGGCCGATATGCTTTCCGTAGCACACATAGTCACCCTCAGAACACCAAGGGCCATTCGGGAACTTTGTAGTATCCTTGTACGCAATTTCGCCAATCTTCAGAACCTTGCCAATCGTAGTTAGATAAGCAACATCATCCTTTACCTTATCTGGTAGGTATACTCCACCCTTTGTCTTGGCTCGGATTGAAACTGGACGAATAAGAACGTGATATGCTGGCAGCGTTGGTAGATCCTTCTTGTTAAGCTTTACACCTTCATCCGTAATCCACTCACCATTGTCAATAGCCTTGTCCATTTGAACATTAAACATGTCTTGGATTATCTTCCTTTCTTTCTGCCGCGCTAGCGGCGCTTATTGGTTTGATTGTCGGTTTCATCTTCATCATCTTGGTCATAAAGCCGAGACTTTACTATGTGATGAAGAGTTTGTTTTGCTATTTCGATACCTTCGATTTTACCGACAACTTCACGATAGGAAGCATAATCTGAAGCTTGACCAGAGACAAGGAATTTTGTAAGCTCGCCTATTTGCTTGTTCAACCCAACAAGCATTTCATCCCATATAACCATATCTTTATATCTTTATCACTGCATCTTTGATTGTGACTTATCCTGCTGAAGGATCTGGGAAAGGATATCGGCAGCCTTTAGTGCCTTGTCCTTTTCAATCCCTTGCTGTGTCTTGGCTAGATCCATGATTGCTTGAAGGGCAACAATAGCCTTCTTGTTGCTGCGATCCTTTTCCTTTTCGTTGATCGCAGTGCTTGTCTTGATGCCTTCCTTCATCATGTCAATCCGCATTGCAGTTTCCTTGAGATCAAGCTCCCTGTTACGCATTGCGGCATCAACGCTTTCCTTTGCTAGCTGGGCCTGTACCTTGCCCTGCTCAATCTGGAGACGCTGTGCTTCTAGCTGGACCATCTGGGCTTCTGGAGTATTTGTCTGCTGCATCTGAGCCATTGCAGCGTTAGCTTGCATGACTTGCTGGGCAGCTTGAGCCATTACCATTTCGATGACTTGAGGATCATTTGCGTTGATCTGTCCAGTCTGCTGTGCAGCTTGCATCATCTGTCGAGCAACGCCATTGACTTGCTCTTGGTACTTCATGACCATGTGTTCTTGGATGTTGGCCTGTAGGATTGGGGCAACACGCTGCATGATCGGACTTGCTCCATTCATTGGATCCTGCAAGTACATCATCTTGGCTTGAACGTGTGCGTCGTGGTTTTGACCAACAAATGCCCTGATTGGCAAACCCTTGACGGCAGCAGCGATATCCGAGACCGGATCAAGAGGAACCGGCTCCACCTTGCGTGGCATGATCTTGTCCAGATTTGGAATGTTTGCTGCCTGTAGGATTGTCCTGTTAAGAACCTCCATGTCAAACATGCCGGGTGGAGATGACTGTGCAAGGTTCATCGCCATCTGAGCCATCATCATCCTGTGTGCATTTGATGGGATGTTTGGATCAGATACTGGGACTACGTCAATCTTGCCATCAAAGTCAGAACGGAAAATGACAAGTGTTCCGTCTGGAACATCCAAGCCGCTCTCTTCTGGAAGATACTCGTAGTTGATGCGAGCTAGAAGTTTGAACTCTTCCTTCTGTGCCTTGTGCAGACGCTTGTGGATTGCACTGAAGAACTTGCTTGAAGCCTCCAGTAGAGCCATCGTAGTACCAACAGGACCGTAGTTACCAGCTTCCGAGATTACCTGTTCAGTCGTGTCGGCAAACTTCTGGGCTGCTGCACTGATGAACTGGAGCATCTGGAATAGTGTCTGGGAAGGCTCCTTGTATGGTAGTGGAATGATCATCTTTGTCAGATCATTACCGACTGCCTCAACTTCCTTCCATTCACCGGGTGCAATAGGATTGTTGTCTCCTACAATACGAACACCCTTTGCCTTGAAACCACCAGCTAGATTTGCAAACTGACCGGCATCGACAAGACTACGCATTGCGGCAGTAGCCGTCAGCGTCATGTTTCCAAGAAAATGGATAAGACCTAATCCGTAGAATCCGAAACCCGGTACAAACTTGTAGTGCGTAAAGTAGATCTTCTTTTCCTTGCGCTTGTCATCTTTGTCGTAGTTCCTGCGGATAGACAAGACCTTCCTGCTTTCATCCTCTACCGTAATGATATACGGAAGTGGAACCATTTCGTTATGACCCTTTGGAATAAACTTTTTTGGTAGCTCCAGATAGCAGTGATGCTCCAGTACCGTGTACTGGGGATCCATGCTAAGTGATGGAGACATGCCCATGATCGAATCAATCTTCTGACCAATAGTTGTCTGCTTTGGCATTGGAGCATCAGTCAGGTTTACATCGCGAAACCTACCGGATGAAACTGCTCTGATCATCTCTACTGGACTGTAGTAGATTACATGGGTGTAGCGATCTGCCCTACGAAGATCAGTTGCATTGTAGGACACGTAGAACTGATCAATAGGGACAAACTCTGAAACTGGCCTGTTAAGGTTTTCGTCAAAGTAGATTTTCTTGAATGCAGATCCGATAAGTGGCAGATGGAATAGCATCCGCTCAAACTCATCAAAGTATTCTGGCATGAGTTCAGTGATCTGGTAGTTCATGAAATCCTTGATGCGCTTGGCTTGGTTTTCACGCTCAACACTAAACTCACCCAAAATCTGCGTCTTAATTGGACCAGCAGGAGGAAAGAGTTCCTGAGTAGCCTTTGACTGGAACTTGACTGCTGACTCAATTAGGACAGGATGTACTGCCGTGCAAGCACCTTCAAATGGCTCTGATGTCTCCTCAAGCTTTAGACCGAGAAGATCAAAACCTCTCTCAAACATGCTTTCCCACTCAGCCCTTGACTGCTTGTCGGCTTCAAAGTGGTCAAATACCATGCTTGAGATTTCATTAAGTAGCTGATCATCCAGATCGTCAGCTAGGTTCCTGTAGAAATCCTCTTCGTCTTCCATACCATTGGAGTCTTCGTCCTCCATTTCAGAGGATTCAAATTCGACGGTAACTTCTCCGCTGATTGGGTCAACTTCAATGGAAGTCTCTGAACCGCTGAAATCAGTCTGCTCGATTTCAATCTTTGGTTCAGCAGTATCTTCCATCTTATCAAAAGGATTACGCTCTACAGCCATGTGTTCTTTCTTTCCCTTTTACTTATCGACGATATGGATTTTTAACTACTATTGATCCACCAGAAGATTTCTCAGTAACTTTCTTCATTAACTTTCTATCTGGACGTTGCGTCCATCCAACAATGAATTCTGGTGGAATTGGTCCATTAAACCTTAGTTCCGTCAGTGCGTAGTATGGTTGATTAAGATCAAAATCATATGGTCGGAACTTTTCTCTTGCATTTGGAGATAGAAGACGATCAACACTAAAGTTGCTTCTTTGATCAGCCAAGTATTTTTCAAAGTACTCTTTTGGAATTTCTAGTTGAAGTAGTGCCCTATCTTCAAATGGATTATTCTTGGCTTTACCTTTCTTTGCATCCTGCAAGAAAGCTTTTTCTCCTCTAGCCATCTGACCATAACCAAATCCAGTATCTGGGTCTAGAGATGCGTATGTCTTGTTATTGCTATCTGGAAGAATTCCGCTTTTCTGAATACTTGGTAGATTTCGTTTATCAGTACCGTGCCAAAGTGTTATCTTTCCAGTTCTCTCAAGTTCATCCTGCCACCATTCTTGCTTTGGCATTGGATAGTCAATCAGTGGAATTTGTCTAGCTTCTGTTTCAGCTATATTGGATACTGCTTCTCTTTGAAGGATCTTTCCAGTATCGTCGCCTTCAGTCTTTAGTGTTCTCTTGGCAATCTGTTCTAAACCTTCAATTCCACTTTTAGAAGATTCCCTTGCAGCAGTCTTTGGAAGACCTTTTACAACCATCTGCAAAATATCAGTCAAAGCACTCATTTACACAAAGGTTTCCTTTTAATAGAGAATATCATCAAACACGCCAGTACGCAACTCGCTTGGTCTTGCGACGATCTTCATCATCAAGCCACTTCTTGTCTTCTGGATGAAGAAGACGCCAGCTTTCCTTTACGTAGTGTACTGCCATTATGCATGCATCGACTTGGTCATCGTGCTGTGCGTATGGAAATCCAATCAACTCTTCAAACAAGTCATTTGACCAACTACGATCCTTTGGCAGCCACACACGCCTTGACTCAAACATTGGTGATGCAGAGTAGACACGGGATACCTTGTCCTTGTCTGGTGTGTATTCCAATACTGGCAATCCAGACTTTCTCATGTCCTGAATCAGAGATTGACCACTAGCCTTCTTTTCGACAATGCAGATATCTGGTCTATGCTTTCTATACTCTTGAGCCGCAATCCTACGAAGTTCAGGATACTCGTATCTACCCTTCATGTTACCCAATAGGATCAAGTTTGACGTTACCGTCTCTACACCATTCAATTCATTTGTGTCAATGTTGTTGAAGATGCCCCATGTCTGGATAACGCTGTAGTCTGCCGTTGTCCTTGTAGAAAATGCAGTGTCGTAGGTCTGGATGATGAAGTCACATCGTGGTGGTTCATGACCCTCCCACCAAGTGATCCAGTTCTTCTTGATGATGCCGCCTTCGTCCGGCATCGGGTTCTGCATGTAAAGGCTTTCCCAGTACCTACTACCGTTGGTTGCACGGATCTCCTGCTCGTCCAATGCCAGTACTTCATCTGGTTTCCACTCTGGAAAGTAGCTTGAACCCTCCGGAAGATCCAGCAACTTTGCCGAGTGCCTATCCAGCCACGCTGGAATACGGATGACATCCCATCTTTTGGAAAATGGGATATCCATCTTTTCTTCCTGTCTCAGAAGCCATCCACAGAGGTCATCGTGGTGGTATCTGGTGTTGATGATGATGATCGACCCATTAGGCATCAGACGAGTACGCAAGCCGCTAGGCCACCATTCCTTGATGTACTTGCGACCAGCCGAAGAAATGGCATCTTCTTCCGACATGGCATCGTCCAATATGGCGATATGTGCGCCTCTACCCGCGATCTGGCTTCGGACACCAGCAGCGTAGTAGGATCCATTCTTGTTTGTCATCCACTTGCCGGATGCTCGTACGTCCTGCCTTAGCTGGACACCATTGAAGACAGTCGTGAACTCTGGCATATCGACAATGTCACGGACAGACCGACCAAAATCACTTGCCAACTGGTCCGAGTGGCTGATTGTCATGATTTCGTGCTTCGGATTCCTGCCTATGTACCACGAAGGGAACAACTTTGAGCAGATTACCGACTTGCTTGAGCGTGGTGGAAGGAAGACCATCAACCTCTTGATCTTTCCATCAACCACCATCTGCAACTTCTGGGCAATGACCTCAATGTGACGCCCCATCTTGAACCCGTCAACCACTTTTGGAGCCATCATCCGGATGTAGGTCAGGAAATCCCTGTTTGCCCTCCTGCTTGCTATGACCCTCAAGGAGCGTTGAATGGTCTCGTAGGCTAGCTGGATATCAGCAGGAACCTCTTCGACGCTCTGAGGGGCCTTTTCTGGCGTTTTAGAGGCTATTGACGGAGCCGACACACCACCAACTGGACGTTGAAGCCTTTCCGAAGCCTCCAAAAGCAGTTCTTCCACTGTCTTTCTGATCTTCTTGGGTCGCCCACGCCCCCTTTTAGGGACAATTGGTACTACATCTATAGTCTTTTCTTCTTGATTGTCCTTATTACCACTATCTGTAGTGTCGTTCATGTACTTTTAAAGTCCTTTCAATACTTAGGTCTTTGAAAATTTTAGCAAAAGCCCTTTACAAAGACAAGAAGATATGGTACACTAACGCTCTAGATAGGACGATGGAGATCTATATAGGGTCTCTGTAGTAGTTCTTAGAGATATCTCTTATAGTTTATCTTTTAAAGATCTACTATTAGAAGATTATCCTTTAAAGATACATATAAGAAGATATACTAAGAGACGGTTTGTCAAGATCTATTGAGTATTAGCAAGCCTTGTTTTGAAAATATTTTGGTAGGTGGCTCTTTTGTGTTTTAAGACAAGGGGGCCTTTTTCATTTTCAGCATTGTCAAGCCCTGTTTTTTACTCTGTGTGGGTGGGTGGGGTATTATATATTTGCAAGCTGCGGTTGTTTTCGGGGTGGGGTCTCACGCGCCCTGCGCGCGACCTGTCACAATCAATCTGGGGCAATTTAGATCTAAATAAACCTGAGATTGTATCCAATGTGTGTGTGCTTTCCATGTTACACGTGGAACAAATCGTGACCATTCGCATCTTGTGGTTATTGTGTCTTCCCTGCCACGTGTGTGTCTTCCCTGCCACACCCTGCCCGTGTTACTTAAATGTCACACATCCCGCCCGAGTGTTGCAAAAATGACACACCTGTCACGCTTGCAGGGATGCAGATATGCACATACCTTTATATGTGAGCGTTTTCAATGGGTTAGCGCACAACGCAATTTAATTACCCAAACGCGAAACATAATTGCGTGAAAATGGTTTTTTGCGCAATAAAATTACCTGTCACGCTGCACCGCACAATAATGCTGCGGTGCAACAAGCGTGCAATTTGCTGCACCGCAATATGTTTCAAAGGTGCCTATTTATGCGGCAGAAATTGTTCAATGATATCAATGGGTTAGA